GGGAGCTGGCTCTTGGCGGGGGAGGCATCCCCCACGGGTGGCGAAGTCACACCCTTTTCTGCCTTGTCTTGACCCTTGGAACCCTTATCCGGGCTGCTCTTAGGTGTCTCGACTGCTTCAGCATAGCCGGAGTTGATCAGTTTGTCTGCTGATCCGGGTGTTGTTGTGATTGTTTCGCCGGCCTTACGTCCGCCTGCGTTGCGTGTGAGTGTTACTTGAGTCATGTTGTTCTCCCTGGGTGTATCTCTGTTGGTCTGCGTCTGAGCTCTGCTTGTTGTGTGTTGCGTGCTGCACTCTCGCGTGTGGTCTTGGCTTTGTGGCATGGGCCGCTTAGCCATTGGAGCGCTTCGGGTCTGTGGTCGTCGCCGGGTGTGATGTGGTCGGCGTCTGTCCCGATGCCGTCACATGCTGAGGCGTGTTGTGTTGCTTGGCATAGTCCGTTGGCGTTGGCTTTGACTTGGCGTCGGATTGTTGTCCAGTTTGTGGGGAGTCGTTGTCGCCTGTCTGATGTTGACCAGTTCACGACTTCTCCTTAACGCAAAAAGCCACCCAGCTAGGGTGGCTATCGTTTCACTTAGTGGCGGTTACTGTTGCCGTGCTGGCGTTAGTTGCAGCCCAATTGGTGCCCGTAAAAGTAGGCGTTGACGGCCCATATCAGTAGGCCGCTGACGACGATGATCGCAGCCATTTTGAATATGAGGAATGTTGTTGAGACTTCTTCTTCGTCGCATCCGTTACGCACTGGCGCCTCCCTGTTTCATGGTCAGGACTATACCGTTTTGGGTATGGTTTCGGCTTATTGCGCGTCTCTGCTGGCAGCGGAATGCCAATGTTTTCTGACTCCTAAATGGTAGTCAGTGAGGTTGACTCGTTTATGGTAGTCATCCGTTGCGCGCTTCAGCCTTACCTTCTCGCCGTTCACGTTTGTGTCGCCACTCCATGACCGTCCGCCTTTGCTTTCGCAGGTTGCAGTGGGCGCACGCTGGTACGAGATTCCCGACTGAATGCACGCCGCCCCGAACCAGCGGAACCACGTGGTCCCAGTGGAAGGCAACTAGCTTTACGTCGCAGTAAGCACAGAGCCCGCCGCGGCGATTGAACTCGCGCCGCAGATCGTTCCGCGTGACACGGAACACTCCGTTGGCCCGCTTCCGCGCCCTTCTCGCTGCGTCATATATGCGCCGTTGCTCGCGGTCCCCGTTGCTCAATGCGTAGCGGCATTTATTCGAGCATGTCCCGTGGCGTTGATCTCTCGGGGTGAAGGTGACCGAGCAGTACGCGCATTTTCTGTCGGGAACCACGAACTCGCCGAATAGAGTCTGGTACTTGTAGTGCCTGCGGCACCAAGACCGGGCGAACTTCTTGCTGCCGCACTCTGGGACAGAACACTGGGCCACCGTCTCGCGCGACCGCCATTTACGGTCCCTGCAAAGTTTGGAGCAGTACTTTGCCGAGGCGCGCACGGCCAAGAACTTAGCCGAGCAAACGTGGCATTCAAAAGTCTTCAGGGTTGAATTGACTGACATGGCGTCGGGCCTCCCTGCGCTCTCGCCGGTGCGTTCTTCGTTTGATTGCTTTGATGACGCCGGCTTTGTGTGTGTAGCAGAGGATGTGTCGCCATTTGGTGTAGGCGTCTTGTTCGTCAGCGTTGACAATACGACGTGGCATCAGCGCACCTCAATGATGCGACCCACGTTGATGCGGTCTGTCCATGTGTAGTCGGTTTCGACGGTCACACTCTTCGCGTTGACCTTCACAACCTTGTGCCAACCAGTGACAGTGCGAACAACCTTCGCGGCTTTGTACTGTTCAGGCGTGTACGCGATCTTCTCGTTGCGTTTCTTGAATGCTTCACGAGCCTTCGCAAACTCGGTTTCTTGCTGCTCTGCAAGTTCCGCCTTAGCTGCGTCGATTGTTCTTGCCGTGTCTGCTGCACCTCGTTTTAGGTGCGTGCGGCGTTGGGAAAGTGTCAGCATTGGGCTCTCCTTGGGTGAACTGTTAACTCTGAGTTAGTAGTTGCCCCAGTGTTTGGTGCAGTCTCCGCTATCAACCCCCGTAGCGGCGAGCGACGCTGCCCTTGCTAGCTCTCTGTCGATCCATGCGAACTTGCGGGTTATTTCGTCCCGCTGCCCCTTGTCTGCGATTAGTGTCGCTCTGTCGCAGTCGGCTATGTAGGTTTGTCGAACTCTGTCGATCGCTTTCGCGGCCTCGCTACGAATTCGCCTTTCGGTTAGCTCGTCTTGGCGTTCTTCGAAGAGTGGGATTGTCATGCTGCCATTTCCTCTGCGTATGCTTTGCGGCCTGCTTCGAGCAGTGCGCGCATTGCTGTGGGGTCTTCGGAGATCATCATTGCGATGGCGAGTTCGAAGGCTTCTTCGCGGGTGTATCCCTTGGCTTCGATCTGGGTGGTGGTATTTGCGAGGACTTGGGCTGCTGTTGTTCTTTGCATATCTGTAGTCTACTTTGTGGATGCTTGTTTGTCTACTAAATAGACGATATTCTTTTGGCATGAGCAAACCGCTGAAAGAACTGGAACGCATAGCCCGCGATATAAAGCGCCGGCCTGAACTGATTGAGGCTGCACGCAACGACAACGCATCGTGGGAGCAGATCGCCCAAGCCCTCGACATGAGCCGTGCCGGGGTGATCAAACTGCACAACACGTTAGAGCGTCCTTAGTCTGCGGATCGTCCGTCGTGTTCGGTGTCGTCGTTGGATCGGAACACGTAAACACTGTGACCTTCTGGGACGTACACGAGTCGTCCGTTGTCGCGTTTGTAGTTACGTTGCGCAATCTTCTCAACGTGTGCCGCAATGGCTTCGGGTGTTGCTTCGGGTGGCCAGTTTGCGGGGCGTGGGTTCTTGTTCACAGTTTTACCCCTAACAGTTTCAGTATCAGCCATGCACCGATGTTGACTAGTGGCCCGAATGTGCGTGATAGTCCTGCCGCGACCACATCTGTTGTGGTGTGGTGGGGTGGTTTAGACAACATGTTTTGCCAGGCGCAGCATTGCGACCTCGTTGGCAAGTTTGTTGTCGAGCGTGGGCCATTCTGCGGCGGGAACGAATAGTACGTGTTCGTGTGGGTGTTCTAGTTCGCGTGGGATCGGACGCGGCTCAGGTTGCCAGTCAGACATCATTCACCCGATGCTTCGTACTCATCCCACGATTGCTTCTCGCGGGCTTCGGAGTAGAACTTGATCGCTTCTGCAATGTATTCCGCTGCTTCGTTCAGAAGTTCACTTTCGTTGAACCGTCCACTTTCAACGTTCAGCGAAAGTGTGAAAGCGCCGACTCCTTTGCTCCCACAAACTCCGTAGTCGATCTCGCCACGGAACGCACTATGCCCGCCGCTCTTATAGCAAAGCATCCCAATTTCTACAGGTTCGGCCATCATCCACTCTTTTCCGTCAGTCGGAATGTTTCGTCATGGAGCGCCCGCACTGTCCGCAACATCACTGCACGATGCTCACGGGCATGATGACTGCAAAACAGAAGCGGGCCAGTGTTGAACGTGGCTCGAACGTATGCCTGAGCCCCACACGCCCCAACATCGCAACGATCGTGGGCAGTCAACGTGTCAGTGTGCTTACCCATTGGCTTGCAACGTCTCGAGCGCACCACGGATCTCGTTCAGATCAACGGGGTAACTTTTTTCGTACCAGTCGAGCATCGTAAACGCACGCTCAAAGTGGGGTGCGCCAACAGATTCGCCACCGTAACAACCAGTAGCGAACATCAGCAACCACTCGACTTCTTCATCGTCAATGCGAAGTTCGGCACGGTTGAAGCTATAACCGCATGTTTCGCAGTCGTCGTCATCACCGAGCATGATCTCAATGTCTTCCACGATCAGGATCCCTGCCTTGATATTGGCGAATCAGGTCTACAGCAGTGAGCAGAGGCAGCAGACGCACCCTAAGCGCACCTGTTGATCTGCATACTCACGCGCTGAGCCACGAGGAATCGAACCCCGGTCTGCGGTTTTGGAGACCGCCGTGCTACCACTGCACCATGTCCCATTGCGCTAAGTGTTGGCACAGCGAAACCATGCCAACACCTAGCGACTAAAGAAATGCGTTATCTGACCAGCCCATCGGGTGATGGTTGCCAATTAGCAACGCCAGGATTCCTGACCGGCTGAACTTCCCGGTCATGTCCCTAAGCCACTTCGACGAGTTATCGCCCTCACACGAGGGGCACTGGAACACCATCGCGCTACCCAAATCCCATGCTGCGAAATGGTGACGGTGTGCAGTAATCCAGATCCTTGCTTCGTGCGCCTTGGCATCACCGCGAGCTTGACCGTTGAGCCAAGTCTCGAAGCCCTTAGCGTCGTTACCGGGGATCTTGTGCCCGTGATTGAAGCCAACAGGTACGCCGGCAACATCTGCGTAAACGTTCATCTCATCGTGAGGGATAGTGAACTTGACGTGCTCGAATTCTGCACGGCCCCTGAGGACACGTTGCAACGTTTCCGCAAGGAAAGCCCCACCAGTGTCTTCATCCCCAGTAAGCGACTTTGCTGAGCCGCCCTGACGCCCATACTGCGTGTGATTGCAGTGGACTGTCACGAACTGGCCCTTGTCGAACTGGGGGTAAAGCTCACGCGAGTATGCTTCCCAGATGTCTAGTACGTGGTTCTGCTGAGCTCTAAGCCCGCCCTGTACGGTATGCAGTTGGTTGGCATAGTTTCCGGCGATTCCCTCGAAAGGGTCGCCGTTGTTGACAAGAACAAGCTCGTTGATGTTGCGGCCACTTTTACGTTGCCGGTTGATGTACTCCTGAGTCATTTCTAACCCGCGATACATGCGCTCGAGCAGTGCATCGATGCCACCAGATTCGGCCTTCATCGCTTGCATGTCAGCAAGGTTGACTACCGCAGCAACTTCGGGGCCTAAACCAGAACCGGGAATGCGCTTGGGTAGCTTCCAGCCCTGCACACGCTTACGTGCTGCTGTGATCTCGGCTTCTGTCGGCCCTTTCGACACGCAACGACGAAACTGTGCCCGATACGAGAACAGGTTTACGACGTCGCGTGAACCATCATCGAGCCCCTTTGACTGTTGCCACGTTGATACGCGAACAGTGTCGTCGACGATCTCGAACGATTCGGGGTCAAGGTTGAAGCGGGTGAAAACTTCCGACCAGTCAGTGATTGGCTTGTCGGACTTCACGTCACGAAACTCGCCACCCTCGGGGCCAAGTTCCATGGAGCCGATTTGTTCGGCAGGTTTCTTGCTTTCAAGTTTACTGGCGAGCGAACCCATGGTCACCTCTCCATGCTGCGACGGTATCTTTACCAACCGATACGCCCGCTTCTCGCATTACTTGCACGAGGGCTGCATTGGTGAATCCTGGGTCTACTGCTGCTGCTTCGATTGCTTTCCGGTCGTCGTCGTCTAGTTGGGCGATCCATTGGCGGATGCTGACTTTGACTGGTTTCCGGTGTTGCTTGAGTGAGTCTTGTAGGGTTGCCACGGTTTTACCTCCGTGTTACTTGTTGGTTTCGTTTTCATGTTTTGCGTATATCCGTTCGACGGCTTCACGGGCAGCGACGGAAATCTTGGAGCGCACAAGGTTTGCGGCCTCTGCGAGTTGTTGGTGTTCGGGGTATTCGGTCATTTCCAGACTCCACAGCTAGAACATTCGGTGCGCCCGGCGTTGATGTACCGCCAAACATGAACGTGCGGTTTGGGAGGTTTCAACGTCACTCCCTGAAAGTTTTGGTCGCGCAGTGTGGAGGACGTAACACCCCACACCACGCGGTCACGCAAGTTGGTGTTCCGAGAGAAGCGGGCAGAAGTTTGTTCTACTCCAACCGAGCTACAGCGTCACACTGATGTTCCCGCAGTAACTGCTCGGCAATGTCCTGATGGAGACACGGCCCGGTTCCCCACCCGCACAAATCGCAAATGCCGGCAAAGGCTGTCACTGTCTGCATCAAGATCATTGCTTGCTCTCCAAAGTTGGTGTCCGAGAGAAGCGGGCAGAGGCTGCAAGGCTCGACGGCCTCGACGGTTTATGCGTGCCCGCTCTCGGATGGTCTCGTTTGCGTGTTCTTGGGTGAGACTGACCCTCAATGACAGGCAACCAACCTGTGCACTTCACGGTGTACCCGTGCTCTCTCTAAGCGAGAGGTCTTTGCTGGATGCGCCAAAAGGACGCACCCGATACTCCTTCACCGCATGGGTGACGAGCTAAAACAACGACAGCGGATATGCGCAAGGAGCATTGCATCCGATGTCAGGTCCGCCGTTGCAACAGCGGCTCCATGACCCAATTAGCGCTTTCCGAGACAACCTCTCGGTGCCACTGTTAGACGGCACTTGCACGACCCCGCGCACACTAGAAGGCGTGTGATGATCGGGTGTGGAGTGCCGAAATTTAAACAGAAAAGCGATATGTCACCCGATGGGATGAGATATCGCTTAAGCAAAGCTTACTACACGGATGCCCACGCCTGCAATCATTGATTTCGGCGTGTCATGCGGCTCTCATTTTGTCGCATCTTCCGTGCACGAAAGTCAGCCAACAACTCAGTACGGTTGATAAGCCCCGCCCGAATCGGCAACCCCTCGCGGATATATCGCATGATGGTCTTCTTCGGACAGCCAAGGTGGAGTGCCGCTTTCTCGACACTCCACCAGACATCATCGTTCAAAAGCCACTGCAACTGTTGCTTAGCTGTCACAGGTATCCTTCCGATGCCGCCTTCACGAGAACTAGATTCTTGGGCACGAACCGCCAACGGTTGCCGTTGATCCATGTCCAACCGTTCTCGGTCAGCCGCCAAAGGTCGCCGTTTTCGGGATCTTCGTAGAGGCCCGGTTCACGCTCTTCGCTCATGGTTCTCATCCTTTCGTCACAGCCTTCACCGTGTAGCACGGTTGGTCATCCCACAGGTTCACTCGTGTTCCCGCATCCACGGGCTAGATCCCACCGTGGCGATGCATCTCCGAAAGAACTGATGCCGCGCCACCGAATCCGCTGGGGGACGCAGCTTTCATACGGTCGATGAGTTCTTGCACCGTGTAGAGACGGGTGAACGGGGCGTAACTTCGCGCGGAATCAAGATCCTGCAATCTCCCACCCGCCTCCGCCACGTTGCCATCTCGTGATGCCATGCCAAAGAACCGCCATATTGTGCCGTACTCATCCCGTTGCACCGTCCCCCAAGGAACCTCAAACGGTGGCGGCTGCGGAACATCCTCAATGAGGTAATGCGTACCACTTGTCGAGTTCCAGCTATCAAAATCAAATGCTGCGGTAAATTCCACAGCGTTAGCCCATGAGTCACCGTCCGCTTCCCAGCGAATCTTTTGTCCTTTGCGGATGTCTGCAACCGCAATCTCTTCTAACGCCATCAGCTCTCTCCTGTTTCTGAACTATGTGTTATTAGGCTGCAAACGCATCGAGGCAACGAATCCGGATGCGTCGTCATTGGGCCATCGAATCCTGTGCACAGAAGGTGATCACCACGAGCGCACTGGGCGCAGAAATTAGGCTCAATCATCGTTCTCTCCTGTCTCTGAATCGTTCGGCAGTGGCTCGCCATTCAGCGCAAACCATTTCGCCACTATCTGCTGATCTGTGCGATCGCGTTCATGCCTGCTGCTCATCTTTCGGCGCAAACACCATGAGCAGGTTCGGTATCGGGAGAACGGTGTCGCCCCGAAAGCACGCACCACCTCGCTGCTTGGCATGTTCGTGGTAACAAGAACTACGTCGCCAACTTCGATGCGTCCGTCATGGGCGAACTGGTGATCGCAATAACCAGACTTGCGTGTCCGAACTAGCTTCTCACTCATGCGCTTTGGAACATTTCTAAATACTCCGGCTTCTTGCTCAAATCGGCAGTCCAGTTGCATAAACCACACAACACCATCGGCTCAGGGTCGAACGTTGACGGTGCCGCAGCGAACACTTCCTTCTTGCCGCAAATGGGGCACACACGTTTCTGTGCATCCCGCGGTTTACGTTCCTCGCTGCCATAACGACGCGACAACTTCACAACACCTGGCGAATCTTCCCAACCCTCCCAAATGTCATCATGGAAGGTTGCGGCGGTAGGTGATGCGCTGATCTGGTCAATATGGCGTGCAAGCCATTTTGTGAGCTGTGCAGTCAACTCCATCGCCGGGATTAGCGCGAATGATCGCAACCCCTGGATCTCGTTATTGACCAAGTACCCACGAATCGACGGTGCGGGAATAGCTAACTCCTCAGCAAACGCACCAACCCAAGACGCAACCTTCGCAAACAACGCATCAGCAGCATCCACCGCACCAACATTCAACGGAACAGGCGCACCATCACCGCCACCCTGGACTCTCTCCGTGAGCTCAAAATTGGATGCGGGGATAACTTGCGACCGCATGTTGAGGATGAGTTCCGGGATGGTTCTGAGTGCTTCCGTGATGCGTAGATAGCAGGCGTCGCAGAGCGTTCCGTGTGTTGCCAGTTTTGGGTGTGCGGGTTGGTCAGGTTTCTCCGGCCACGCGCAGCCACGAGAACAATGGAGTTGATCAGTCATTGGCCTTCACCTCTCGAATCTTGTCGCAAACGCCAGTCCAATAACGTCCACGCCTCGGATCTCCCAGCACCGCAAATCCTTTACTGAATGCTTCGTCTTTCGTTGCGCCCGTAACGGTGATGACGTGCGCGAGATCCCAGCGGGTGTAGTAGTACCCCTCTGAGTCGGCTTCTGCTATGCGGAGATCGAACTCAAACATTGGCTGGCTCATCGTTTCCCTTTCTGATCAAATGTTGTTGTCCCGCATCGTCGGCATTGGTATGCGGTTAGGCCACCAATGACGGGTACAGGGTCGCGGAAGTTATGCCAGAAGATGCGGCATAGGAGGGTCATTTCGAGTTCTCCCATTCGCCAAGAATCCGACGTTGTGCCCACTCGCCTTCATCCAGCATCGGCATCGAATCAAATGTTGCGTTCGGCTGCACCCCGAATGACCTACGTCGGCGGTACTCGTATTCGGGTTCGGTCGGTGCGGTGACAGGTGGTCGGAAACTGGATTTCACGGCTGCTGCAAGTCGCGGGATGAGGTCAAGCATTTCGCCTCGATCCTCACCGCTGAAATTCTCCGCCTCGGAAAGTAGACGTACAAGGTCTTCCCCCTCGACTGACTCTGACCATTCATCGACCTCAGCCGCAAGTGACCTCAGCCGCTTCAGTTCGTCAATGGCAGACGCGATGCTGTCCGCAGGAAAATGGAACTGCTGCTCTCGCATGAGCAACATCGCAGAAGCTAAACCTTGATATTCGTCGTCCTCGGTCGGTGCGGTGACAGACTCCAAAGCATCCGCCAACCTGTGCAGAACACCGAAGCTGCTCTCCATGCGGAACGCAGACAACCTTGCCGCCGTCCGCGCTTCCGCAATCAGGTCGGTGATAGAAACATCAGACATCCGCTCGACTCCATTCGTTATAGCGACCACACACCGAGCACTTCTCGAATGACCGAGGCTCATGGTCTATCTCGTTTCCACATCCATCACACTCATGGGTTCGGTATGACATGTTCAGCCTCCTAGAAAGGTGTTTCGTCGGCGTAGTTGCCGGGCTTGTTCCACACGTCACCTGAGCTCGCAGAATCGACAGGTGCGGTTGTTCCCCACGGTTCCTCTGTTGTCGCGTTAGAGCGGCCATTGTTGCCCGATGAGGCCACAATCTCGACCCGATCAGCCCACACGATTAAGTCGTAATACTTCTTACCCTCATGCTCACGAGTCTCAGTAACCTCACGACCCCACACCTGCACACGATCACCCTTACGAAACGTCGTCAGGTCAATGCCAGTCGAACGCGGAACCTTGATCGTTCTAAACGTGCGACCAACAGTTTCGTACTTGCCGTCATCGTTCTTACGCGAATGAGGTTCCGCAGTCTTCATGCCCCACGATGGGTGCTCATCCGTGTTCTTCGTCCACGCTTCAACGAACGCGGACTCAATTTCGATCTTTGCCATTAGTTGCTCTCCTTCATCGTTGTTACTTGTTCACTCAATTGCTTGTCCCGCACTGCCCACGCAATCTCCATCTGCCGCGCCGTGAACTCGAACGCCTTCACACGCGGCTTCGGAACCTTTGTCGGGCCGGGTTTACGGGTACGGGTATGCGGGGCTCGCAGATGACCGTTCAAATGTCCCCCACCTCCTGCATGTGGAGCAGTTCGCGGCTTACCTGTGTGGGCTTACCCGCCACACGCTCGATAGCGTCAGTCAGTTCTTGCACCGTGTGCAGGCGCGTGAACGGGGCATACTGAGCCGCTACCCCTCTCGGCCAATGGCTGCCTGCGGAAAACGCAACGTTCCCGGTCGGTGATTCTTTGTCGAAGAACTTCCAAATGTCTCCGAGCGAATCTCGCTGCGTTGTCCCCCACGGAACCTCAAAGTTGGGCGGGGATGTGCTGTCGGAAAACAGAAAGAACCGCTCGTAACCAAGCCCATTTCCGCCATCAGCCGCCGCCACGAATATCTCTGAAATGACGCTAGAAATAGCTAGCACCGTTTGCCCTTTGCGGATGTCCTCGACCTTGATCTCTTTTAAACTGTTCATGCGACTCGTCTCCAAACTTGCAACTCAATCTCCATCTCATCCGCCCGAGCAATCTCTTCCTCCTGGCGAAAGAAACGATCAATCGCCTTCTCCGGCTTCGAGAACATTGGGCCCCGATCCTTGAACACCTTGTTCGGTGTCATGCGCGACAGGAACTGACTGAACGCGTGATCAGACGGCAGAAGATCCATCACAGTTGCACCCCCCGCCCCAGAAGCAGCTTCCGTGCACGATCAACCTCGCCCAATGCGCTACACCGCAACGAGTCACGCTCCTGACGCAATGACAGGTAATTTCCCCAGCCCTTCTCCTGACCGCGCCAATAACGGCGCAGCAGCCGAAAATAGGTTCGCTTCAACTTCCTCGTGGACATATCGCCCATACCCAATGACTTGCTCATTGCTTCCCCTCCTTGGCTGCACGGTGCGCCTCTATCGCAGCCCGTGTCTCAGCCTCAAATTTTGCTCGGTCCAACGTGATCGGTGATGCTGTGATCGCCGGCCGCTGTTTACGCTGCTCACGCTCACGAGCCTCCTTCGCACGTTTAGCACCGATGCGGATATGGGCAGGCATCAGATAGTCCGTGGACTCGCGACGATGCAAAACGACCGCAGCAATCGCATCCGAATACTCAAGATCACCAATCGCGTCATGCCACTCATTCAGCACAAAACCCGCGTTATCCACCTGCCGGTTATCGCCCAACTTGATCTTCGCCAACACCGCGGCGGTTTCGTCAAACCTCATTGCCCGATCGCCTTCCTGTCATGTTCTTCCTGCATCCGTCTGCCCTGCTCGAGGACGTCGATGATCTGCTCAGACTTCGACCGCTGCACTGGCGACTTCTCGGCGCGCTCTTGATCGTTCAGCAACCAGTTCTTCCAAGTGCGAACCCAGTCGATCTTTGTTGCGTCCTTGCCCGACTTCGCCATGAAGTGATTGATGAACTTCTCGGTGGCTCGTTTGCCATCAACGAGTGGTGCTTTCTCCTTGGCCCAAGAAACCATTTCTGGGGTGACCTCGAAGCTCTCTTTGATGCGGGTAGCGCGTTTACGCGCCCCCACCTCTTTAGAGGTGGTTGTCTCTGTCTCTGTCTCTGTCTCTGTCTCTGAGCTATCGTTTGCCATACCTTTGCCATCGGTTTGCCATCGCTTTGCTGCACCTTTGCTACCCGCTTGCGATCGAGAAGCTGATACTTTCGCCCTTTTTTGCACAATGTCAGCCTTCAGGGGGTGATGATTCTCGAAGTCGTGGATCTGCCAACCGCCCTCAACCCGAACCCAACTGGGTCTTTCCGGGTCGTTTCCGGCCAGCTCCTCAGCCGCCTCCAACCCCCACCGCTTGAGTACGATGCGTTCGTCTAGGAACCCATCTGAGAGCATTCGGCGGGAGTAAAACGTGGACTCGAATAGGGCCCGAAATGCTGCATCGGATAGTGGAGCAATTTTGGGGTGCTCGTCCATCTCGATCGAGAACGGGGCAAAGAGTCTGTCGTCAATCATTGCCATCAGTAAAACCTCCCTTCACCTGTTGTTGTCGTGTGGGTGTCAGTTGCAGTCATGGGTGCACCCTTGAATTTGCGTCGAATACTGCTCTCGCAAAACCCATCGGTGTAGCTGACCGGAAGTTGGCACGCTCTGGCCCAGGTGCAGCCATATGGATGCGGTTATCTGGTTCGCCCAACGTGGTGTCGATCTGTCTTGCCGGCATTATGAATCCGCCCCCCGCCCACAGGTTTGTGCGCTTGGTGTAGTTGTCGGATGGTTCCAGCGCGGTGTAGTGCCACGGGTGGAACCAGTGAGTTGGTTTTCCGAATACCTGCGCCAAAGTGGAAACAGGGTTCTCGACAAACCACGGAGCGCCTGAGAGCATCCCCACTGTTCGGCACTGTTCAGCAACGTCAATTGCCTTACCGAAGAACGCGGGGTCGGCTAGTCGCTTTGACTCAAACCAGCGAGCCCCACTCACGGCCATGTCGGTGCATGGCGGGAACCCGAATACCGCGGCAACTTCACCCGATCGGATAACTTCGCTGAGCTCTGGCATGGCTTCCAGTACGGTGCGGGCTAGTCGCGTGATTCGTCCATCTGTGTTGTCCATGCCGTGCTGCGGATCAACCAAGATCACGTCATGGCCGGCGTCTGCCCAGGGTTGCGCCATGTTGCCGGTTAGGTCGCACAGGCTTATGACGACACTCACTGCTTAGCTTTCACGTCTGCATGTTTGTCATACATTTTTTGGATGATGTCTTGTGCAACGTGTGCACCTTTTGCTGCGGCGCCTAGTGCCTCAATGTCTGCGAGTGTGTTGGCGTTGTCGAGTTCGGTTAGCCAGTCACGCCCGGTTGTGTCCGTGGGGGCTACAGGTGCGGCGGTAAGGGGCTGAACGGTGTACGGCTTCTTGGTGCCGCGCGAGACCGTAATGAGCGGCGACATGGGCTTGTCGATGTGTGACATTGAGCGCACCCGAATACCGCCCACGACATCGCGGCCGATCTTCACGCGGGGGTCTTGGAACAGTTCAACTTTGCGCCCAGACCATACGGCCGCATCGTCACCCCAGACACGCATCAGCAGCTCGAGCATCCCATTGGAGGGGCGCCAGCATTTGCCGTCGCCGTCTGAGAATTGGATGTCGTAGGGGGCTTGTTCTTTGCCCTTGGTTACGTTGGCGATTGTGAAGACGCGCGATCCCATCGCGAAGTCCTCGTTGTTCCATTGGTCGGTTTTGCGGACGATTTGAATTCTCATAGTTTCAGCTCGATTTCTTCTTCGTTCTGGTACACCAACCACATGGGCGGTTCCAGCGGTGGCATGTTTTGCGGGTAGCCCGGCCAAAGATCGGCGTCGGTGCATGTGCGGTACGTGTCGAGTGCCCGATGAACTTCATGTCGGGCGATCTGTGCGTAACCTTCGGAGAGCTCGTGAACTGCCACCAGATAGGGGGCGGCGGTTTCGAGGATGATGAACTTCATGCGCATCGTGTAGTCGCCCGTTTCGAGCCCGTATGCGTGTAGGTACCATTCCTGTTGGATGTGGTATCCGAACTCTGCGACGGTGCGTGTGAATTGGTCGGCTGATGCTGATTTGCGTGATGTTTTGAGGTCTACCGCAATGGGGTCGTTTTGTGTGAAGTTGGGCAGGAAGTCGAACCTGGCGCGCATGTCAACGCCCGTGTCCATGTCTTTCGTGATGACGGTTGCTTCACTGTTGCCTGCTTGCTCGAGCAGTTCTCGTGCTTCACGGTTTGCAAGGATCGATTCGACCATTGCGTCTACTGCGGCGATCTCGTTGGGCGTGACGGGTGTGAGGCCGGCGTCGCGTTGTTCGGCAGCCCAAGCGATGGTTTCCTTCTTGGTGGATACCTTGTCGCTGGGTGTTAGATGCTCGGGCGGGTATGCAACGAGTCCCGAGCCGACACCTAACACTTTGGTGTGTGCTGCGGTTCCGAGGTCGTATGCGGCTTTCGGTGCCTGCTTATGTGTTTGTGCATAGGCGAATTTGGCGGGTGAGTCGAGCAGCAATCTTGCGCCCGTTGATGAGAGCTCGGATCGTGCGTGGTATTCGGTATCCGGCATGTCATGGATGATCATGCGTCAAGCCCTCTTTCTGCTTTTAGGTAGACTTCCCACGCCGTGGCGTTGATGTTCCGCAACCCTCGTGCGGCGTCGTCTGTGGCTTCCCTTAGTTCTTGTGCGGCGTCTTGCCACCCGCTCTTGTAGGCCTTCTTGATTCGCTGTTGCATGGCTGGGGTGTCGCCCTCGCCGATACGTTCCGATTCGAGTTCGGCTATGCGTTGGTTGCGTTTCGTCAACGACACCTGCAACCCCTCGATATGGATGAGGAGTGCTTCACGTTTGCGCATATCAGGTACACGCGGATCTTGGTCAGTCATGTCCAACTTCTTTCGCTTGCACTACGACAGGCTCAAACGGTGCCCCACCCTCTAACAGGCGGGCGAACGTTTCGAGGGTCATAGTGATGTACTGGTCGGCACCTTTTGCGTTGCCGTGGAATTTGTGTGCGACGACACCAATTGCTGCATCGTCGTTTCCGCGTTCGGCTTCGGCTTCTCGAATCCATGCGGGGAGGTTGTCGCGTTTGGTGTTCTTTGCTTCGATTACGACACGGCCACCACGGATGGTTCGCACACCGCCAATATCGCCGCGATCTTTGCTGCCCGACTTCACGCGCCGGTCAATGCGGTCATCGTCTAGGCGGTCGCGCAGGAAGTCTGCAACCAATCGCTCGAATGATGATCCGGCTTGTTTTGCTGATGCTCTACTTCGAGTCATGCTGTTCCTCCGTGGGGAAAGCGAAGGACGGCTTCAAATGGTGTGAAGCCGTCCTGGGTTTGATGTTGTGTCTGCTGTTCGCAACAGGGGAAATCAGTCATCGTCGGAATAGGTCAATCAAGACCAATGTCCAGATAGCACCGATGACGACTCCGATAACTAGTTCGCTCATAGCCCTAACCCTTCGATGATCTGGTTGGATGCGTCATCGCACCGTTTCCGTGTCTGCTGCGATGGGACAATCCCGTGCACCTCTTGTTCGACCACTAGTGCGTAGTAGGCGATGAGGTTGGCGACTCTCTGCTGTTCAGTGAGTGCTTGTGTGGCGATGACCTGTGCGACGAGTGGTGAGGCGATCATGGTCGCGTCTGTCATTCCTTCAACGGCAACCCAGTCCTCCATTCCGCCGATCCAGTTGTCAATTTCTTTCTTGTAATCGATCATCGTTCTGTCTCCGTTATCTGTCCGCGTTCTCGTGTGTCGAGGCGCCAAAGGATTGCTTTGTGGTCGTTCCGTTTTCGGAACTTCTGTGGGGTTTCGTGGTCATCCATCTGCAGCCAGTAGTCAGATTCTGTTTCGCTGAGGAAGGTGCCCGGATGTGCGACTTCACGGTCAGGGTCATATGAGGACATGCGCCACACGGTCACCTTTTCGCCCTGAACTGGGATCCACGTTTCGCGCCGGTTCTTGTAACGTCGCGGCTCGAACGTGGCATCTTCAGGGCGTGCTGCGAGAACCTTGCGAAAATGCTCGATCATGTCGTTAGTCATCGTCTTCCTCCGGGCTGCACTGTTTGCAGTTCTTCTCGTGATCGGCCCAACCTTTGGGGTCGTGGTAGTGGCGGTCTGGGTCGTGCTCGTCCCAGAGATGTCGAGGGTTGATCTTCGAGTTGTCGCGGTTGTCGCAGCAGATGTGCACACCCATCGGAGACGAGCGCCCCCACGGATCCATTCGGTTGCCGTGGTCTGGGCAATCAATGGGTGTCCAACATTTCGGGCCGCAAACGAACCCACTCATCGCGTTACCTTCTTCTCTCGTCGCAACCCAACCCATGCCGCCAACGACGGGATGCCGATGATGAGGGCGAACACGATCACACCGGGTAAGGCGATCTCCATGGGGGTCATGCGTCCACCTCGACCCACTGCGACGTTGCTGGGTCGCTGCGTCTTACTCGTGGGCTGTCATCACCAAACGTCGAATGAATCGGCGGGGTTAGGGTTGTTGCGCTCATGTTCATTCCTTCTGTTATGCGTACGTGGATAGGTGTGTAAGTGGGACGCCGGGTTCTACGCCCGGACAACCGATTGCAGGCTCGCCCCTAGGTGGTGCTAGCGGGAGAGCGGAACGTATGCGCCCCACTCGCTCGCTTTGTCGGCAAGAACTTGTGCGTCCCTTTGCCCGTAAGCAACGAGCACGGATGGCGCGCCTGAATTGGCTGCGGCTCGCGTGCCATCCGGGTAATGGAAATGAAGCCGACCGTGCAAGAAGAGAAGGCCGTCAGCCTTCCCCCACACCTCGCGGACAAAGCCGGCAGTTTCGGTGCGAGCGAATATCAGCGCCGTGCCTTCGCCGTGTTCGGCAAGTTTCGAGAGCCACGCCCACGCCGCAAACGAGTAGGGCGGGTTGAGCCATACGCGGCCGTTCCACTTAGCAGTGAGTCCGTCCTCTGGCAGTTCGATATGCCTGCTAGCGGTCGGCCACGGTCTAGGTGATGGTGCAGCGCAAGGGTCAAGGTCGAAAGCGCCAAGCCCTTCATTGATGTGCGGCGGGGTAAGCCAAGTCGTTGTTTCTGCTCGTGCCGACTGATGCGACCCCATTGACCTTGTGGACATGGATACTCCTTTGTTTCGAGTGCCCTATTGCCGATTCGCACGGCTCGCAGTCATCGCTGCGTTCGCTTTCGCTAGGGCTGCCCTTCAATGCCACGAGCAACAAAGACTCGAATTACGCAAACCATCAGGCCCAAACTTGTTTGCGACCTTTCACGTCGCACCTCCCCGCAAACGCGGGGGCACCATTCCCACCTTCAAACGCCGTGACGCAGGTGAGGCCGGTTCTTCTGTTGAGTTTTCAAGTAGTGCCAGTTGCGTCCCGATAAACGCGGGAGCCAATCGGTGGAACGAGTGCTTGCCTGCCGTTTGAAGGCATGGCGAAGCTGACCCAATGAGGGCCGAGAGGGTGTTACGGGTTAGGGGGAAGGTGGTTCCGAGAAGGGTTCTCGCACGATGGGCGGGAAGAAGTTCGCTAGCCCCAGTTCGCGCTTGTCGTATTCGTGGGCGCGGATGAGAAGTTCTTCAGCGGTGAAGTTGAACCGCTGGCTCGTCTGGCCCTCGTAGATGAAGTCGCTCGCCCACACCGGAGCGGAACTAATCCGGTAGTCAGCGAAACCGCCCAGTAGATAAAGTTCCAGAGCGCCGTACTCAATCGCCGCTTCGATCAATATCTCCTCACTGATGCTCTTCATTACCAGCATCTGGTCGTAAAGATCGCGGCTCATGCGCTCTGCCCCCTCGTTGCGGGGCGTTCGGTGATGCGGTCAATGTACGAGTCCAGTTCGGACTTGCGGTACTTGACGCGGCGACCCTCACCAACAGGTGTGATCTCTTTTTGTTCGCGCAGGGTGTCGAGTTCGCGGAGGGAGCCAGAGATGTAAAAGGCTGCAACCTCGCGAGTCATCAACGCGGGCGCAAATTCGATGCGCAGGTTGTTCATGCTGACGCCTCCGAAAACCATGAGGCGGTTGTTACGTTTAGTGCCGAGCTGAGACGACGAAGCTCGGCGACGGACAAGTTTCCGTCGCCGAGTAATCTTCTTTCGAGTGTGGGATATGCAATGCGAGCTTCGGCAGCTAGGCGCTGCTTACTGATCGCGCGTTCTTGGCGGAGGGCATCGACTCTTAGGCCGATGTCGTCTGCGTTTGTTTGAGTTGCCATACAGGGAGTATGGCTCCCCATTTGGGGAGTGTCAAGTCCAAAAGCAAACTTTCCCCAAATTGGCCAACTGTTGCCAAGCGGGGATTAGCGGGTAACCTATTTCGTGTGAAAGAAGAAATAGTCCGAGATCCGTACAACACGGCGGTCGCATCAGTATTGAATGATGCCTACAAGCGCCTGAATTCCCCAATGACCCGCCTGGTGCAAGCCACGGGGAAATCGAAAAACACAGTCCTGCGGTATCTAGCCGGTGAGCGCGATATTCGTGTTGTAGAGCTTAGGAAGCTCGCGAGGGCCTTGGAGCTGTCCCTTGGTGATGTTTTCACTGAGGCCGATCGACGCGTTGAGTAGTTCAATGACTGGTATCCCCAGCGCCAACGCGAGACGCCGCACATCCCCAATGCTCATTCCCTCGACTGGGCATTGACCCGAACCTTTATTTCTTCCCACCACTTTATTTCCTCCCGATTAACGGGGAGCCTACTCTCGTGCACAGACATGAGGACGGCACAAATTGGGTCGTGGCGGGAATGCTGTACCACTTTGTTTGTGTAAACCGGGGACGCTCAGAACTGTCCCCCAAACAAGTCCCCACAAAGGGGGACTATTCGGCGCGGCGGTCAGACAGCTTCTGCATCGCATCAACAGCATCCTTCGAGGACACGTGCTGATAGTTTCCGGTCACACCTGGAGACTTGTGGCCGACGACTTCACCAATGGTTCGATCGGGTACGCCGGCAGCCGTGAAGTCAGAGATCGCCGTGTGTCGTGCCCAGTGGGTTGTGACACCTTCGGCGGCAACTTGTGCATCAGCTAGTAGCGCTTTCCACTGTTGTTGGTCGTGGCGCGAATCTATAGGCATGCCGTCACTGTCGGGCCATAGAAGGCCGTAGGGGTTCGGGCGCAGCGATAGTTCGGCTAGGTGTTGTTCGAGCGCTGTGAGCAACGATTGGGGCAGCGGGAAGGTGCGTGCCTCGTTGGACTTCGGGGGCAGCAGTATGAACCGGCCTTTGAGGATGCGGTGTTCCATGCCATCGGGAATGATTAGTTGTTTCGTGGGGCATCGTCCGGCAGATTTTGCGCTGCACTCCCCCTCATGTCCGTGCTTGTAGTTCGCTTCGACCATGTTCCAGCGCACAGTGAACAGGCCAGCTTGGAGGTCTACGCTGTCGATGGTTGCGCCGAGCCGTTCACCTTGCCGAATACCTGCGTAGAGCGACACGAGCCACTTGGAGCCATCGGGACGACTCGCTGCGGCTTGGAGGATGCGCAGGGTTTCTTCAGGGCTTAGGGTGCCGCGTGTAGTCTTGCCAGCTTTGGGTCGGTGGATGTCTTTGGTTACGTTCGCGGTCACCAGACGTTCGAAGCGTGCGGCCTCGAACATGGATGACATTACGTTATGCGCTTTGAGCTGTGACGCGGATGATAGCCCTTTGGCTTTCATTTTGTCGTAGATAGCCCGCAGGTCAGAGGGGCGCACTTCTTTGAGGTTCTTGCGTCCGATCGCGGGCAGTATCCAGTTGTTGGTGTACGAGCGGTACGTACGGAATGGTTGCGGCTTCATCTTGGGTTCGCAGATGTTCGCTAACCAGTATTCGCTCCATGCGGCGACAGTCTTGTTGCCCAGTGGTGAGCCGGTGCTGTCGATCTCGGTTTGGAGTGCACGGAGCTTGTCTCGTGCTTTGGATTGTGAACGCGAGCTGACACGCTTCTGTTTGCGGCCACCGTTGTCGTTTAGTCCGACATCAACGACACCTATCCAGAGGTCGCGTTTTTCGTCATGGTAGAGACCGCCTTCACCTGATTTACGGATACGTGGCATTCTCTACTCCTTCTGGTTGACAGATCGCGTCTTCACCTTTGCCGCGCATGGCTAGCCCTGTTCGTTGTTCGGCAGCCCCGCGTGAATAATGGTCTTGGGGTCGTTGAACACCTTGTGCCTCATTAGCGCGGTTGCGCTGTAGGTGCGCCCGATCAGCTTGGCCACTTCCGATATGGGCCTAGATTCATCGGATACCACTTCCAGCTCCCACCCCGTCCACTCGAAACCGTGTCGGATCGCGGATGGTAGCGAGGCTTCTTGAAGCTTTTTCTGGCTCTGGGTGCGTGTCCGCTTTGCTTTCTCTGGGTTATTCCCGCGCCATCCCGAAGTGTATGAACGGAACCTTTCTGGCTCTCGCTCGTAACGCTCTTTGTGCTGTGCGGCAATCTTCTCGCGGTTGTTTGCGTACCGCGTCCGAGCCGCCTGACGCGCAGCTTCTGGGTCTGCGGCGTAGACGCGGCGAGCCGATGCGCGATTCCGCTCAGGGTTTGCCGCACGCCACGCCTGCCGCTGTGCCGACTTGCATGCCTTGCATACCGTCCGGTGTTTAGGGTGCTGGAAGAAAGCGTCCAGCGGCTTATCTAGGCCGCATTTGTTGCAGTGTGCTGTAGTCGTTTCGTCGCTTCTCATCGCGTGCCGCCCTCTTGCCCGGTCGGCGCGTCAACAGACTCCAAGCGATCTGCCAACCTGGAAACCAGACTTACGAAATCGACTGCATCTATAAAGTCTCCATCTACGGGCAATGGTGGCGCGGTCATGCTTCGCGCTTCCGCAACGAGTTCTGCAATGGTTTTGTCGTCTGCGCTCATCGTGTCCTGCTTTCTTGTCCTGCTATTGGGTTCGGGATTTTAGAGCGGGCAGACTCCACGCAACGCTCACAAACCGGTTTGCTTCCGTTGCCGAACCATGTACGTGCACCGACAGCGGTGGCATTGCAAAGGGTTGTCACAGTTCCGATCCTGAGTAGGTGTCGGTTCCGTGATGCGTCCCAACTGAGTTCCTTTGAGCAGGAAACGTACTTGAAGCCTTCGGGGGCGGTAAAGCTGTCATCTGCCTTCATGGTCACTGTCCTTCGTTTGTCATTTTCGGGTTCGGTGCGAGGGCGGGGTTCGGGTCCCCGCCATCTGCTCTGCCGTGAGCACTCCACGCCGCTTGGTTAATCACGCCGGTGTGGGTAGGTCTTCTATGGAATACGTGGTTGAATGAGTTCATGTTCGTTCCTTGTCGATAGCTTGGGACGATCTGGCCTCGAAGTGTTAGCGCACTTCGGGGCCTTTCCTGTTTCCTCAGTGTAGGTTTACACAAAGGTTTACACAAGCGACCGCAAACGTATGTTTGCCACTGTTACACCGGATGTCTGCCAGTTCCGCTTGTTTCTGCGGATTATGGGGTGTTTATTGGTGCCCCTGGAGGGATTCGAACCCCCAACCTGCCCCTTAGGACGGAGTTGCTTGGGTGGTGATTCCCTGTCGTACTTCCCTGTGTGTAGTTATAAAACTAGCATACTCTCCAGCGCTGGGTTTACACAATGGTTTACACAAGTGCTCGAACCCAGCAAACTATTGGGCCAACACAAAAAAGCCCCCACGCTTCAACTCGCGAAGAGGAGAAGCGCAGGGGCTTAGTTGTTGCATCCATGTTTATGTGGGTGCGTGTGTTCACAAAAACGTGAACGTCAGTTATTCGCATCCCTCGCAGATATTGAAATCTGCGGGATCGACAGGTACCTCATATTCGGGCCCGCTCATTCAGACACCTCGGAGCCGCCACGGAATGCGATCGACGTGAGCACAGACACGACAGCAGCAAGACCAGCTACGGATGCAAGCTGAATACCGTCGATGTCGAGCAGACCAGTCACGCCGGCTGTCAGTGTTGCAACAGCGGCTTGTGCGAAGGTTGCAACGGCACGGTCGAGAGTGTCGAGCCAGAATTGTTTGTCAGCGTACTTGGACATGGTTTACCTCTTTCGTTATGGCATGAATAGTCGTGCTAGGTATGGGGATGCGGCAGCGAGTAGACCGAAGCCACCCACCGCAGCCCACATTCGGGTTTCGAGTGCTCGTAGTCGGCGTTCGTGGTCGGTTAGTTTCTGGTCGGTTGCTTCCGTGTGGGTGGGCAACTTTTCGGCCAGCATGGTTACTGTTTTGGTGAGCTCGCGGACTTCCTCATAAACCTTTGTGAGGGTGATTCGTGCGGCTGGCTCTTCTTCAGCCACGGGTTAGCTCTTCACATTGCGTCGGTAGTCGGCTGCTAGCTTGCGTGCGTTCTCTTGCACACGGATGTACTGGGCGCGCGTGAGACCCTTCCATGAGTCACCCTTCGAGGTTCCATAGACGGCGCCCCACGCTTGTGCTGTCAGGATGTCGAGGGTTACGCGGTAACCATCCTGTTTGGGGTCGTCTGGGCTGAGTCCGAGTGATGCGCCGACGATCATAAATTCTCGGTGGCCCTCAGTGCGGTGCAGGTAGCGGATGTCCATGTCGTTCTCTCTTTCGTCTGTGAGTGGTGCCTGATTGCCGGGGAAAGGCTTACTGCCGCCGCCTGCTGGTGCACTGCCAACGAGGGCTTCTAGGTATGGCAGCGGGTCAACGTAGTTGTTCCACCGTCCGCCTTTGCGGACACCAAAGTGGAGGTGTTTGCCGGTAGACATTCCGGTACTCGCCTGGTATCCGAGTGCTTGACCTGTGGCAACTTTCTGCCCCACTGTCACGAGGAGCCCTTTGCGGTTGTGGAGGTAGCGGTGGAAGTCGCCGTTGGTGGCAAGGATTTCCACAACCCACCCGCCACCTGTGAACTGGTAACCCGCTGTGACGACGGTGCCGCCGAGTACTGCATGGTTGATGTCGAAGTTGATCATGTCGAGGCCGTAGTGGCCGGGGTATCCCTGCCATAGGGCCGTGAAGTCGGGTTTCGTTTTTAGTCCGTTGGGCCACACGCCAGACACGGTGCCTCCTTAAATGCGAAAGCCCCACACGTGGTGGGGCAAAGGTTCGGGTTAGTAGCGTGCTTGGCGGTAGGGCGTCTAGTCATCGCGCCTGCCCCTAGTCCGCTGCGAGGAAGTGGGGCATACTGCCAAACGAGAACGCCGAAATTGCACCCGCAGCCACAGTTCCAGGGATTGCCCCATCTAGCGGTATCGACGCCCGCACAGAACTGCCGTTTGATTCAGCCAAAAACACAAGTTGCATGTCAGGGACGAATCCTGCGGGGAGGGTGAACGCGGCTGCCGAACCAGATGATCTAGTGGCCCGACCTTGCAGGAAAACTACGCCGTCTTTCTTTCGGTACCTTGGCGTCTCGCTACCAATTGCCGTCCATCCGGCACCTAGCGTTGGTGTGATCCATCCGGTGTCGTCTCCTGCTGGCGCCCAACCCGTGCCCGCAAACCAGCTATATACGGCCCGCGTATCGATCAGGGATATTTGTCGCCCCGGCCAGTTTCCAGACGCAGGAAGCGCGGCAAGGTTCGCCCGAGTCTCCCCAATGAGTGGATCAAAGTGGGCATAGATTGCATCCATGTGAACCTGAGGATCGAACGTTGCGGGTGTTGCTGTGTAACCAGTGCGACCAGCCATAATTGCTCCTTAAATAGAAAAAGCCCCAAAAGGGGCAAAAGATGTTCGAGAGAAGAGGGGAAGGGTCACTTCCACTTGATGGTGATCGCGCCGGAACTAGCTGACGACGCAAACGCCCGATAGCCGGTCTCCTTCTGAAAACCAACACCGTATGCAGCACCAGTTTTCAACGCATTAGCAACAGCCATGATCGAGAACGTGCCACCCGAATTGATCGACACAACACCCGAAATCACAGGCTCACCATTAGGCGACTTCCTGTTGTGCGAACCCAGCAGCGAGGCCACACCAATCTGGTCATAGGTTTGAATCAGCGTGATCGTGGCCGACGTGATCGTCGCACCATCAGGGATAGTGTCGGCAATCTGCGACCCATACCAATACATACCCGTGCGGAGACTATTGACCTCCACCTCGGGGCCACGGAACACACCAGACGCATACGAACCAGAAGCGGTAGGGAGGAACGTTTTAGACCCACCAGAGCTTGCGGGGGGCCCTGCCGGTGTCTCATACTCAGACGATGGCGGTTCGGCCGCATACCGTCCCAAAACTATCTGGCCTGCATGATCCAACCGCACACGATGACCCGCCGAAATGGTGTCACCGATGCGCACCGGGTAACGGTAAATTGTCCCATCGTCACCTGTGACCGTTGCCACCGATGATGCAACAGAAGAAACGGTACCGATCGCAGAACCATAAACGGACTGGCACAGGCGCGTCTCCCCCAACTTCAGGATACGAACCGTGTCACCCTTCCATGGGGCAGTACCCAACCACGGCATCGGAATAGTGACACCGCCAACATCAACCAACACCAGGCGGGAAGCAAACACATACCCCACACAGGTGCCCTCAAGTGACGCCGACAGCCCAGTCTTCACTTCACTATCTACACGGGCAGAAGTTTCACCACTCATCAGATTTCCTCCGCAACAATCATTTGAACCTTGATCGGTCGTGTTGGATCCATCGGGATATCGATCGCGGACACCTCACCCAACACAGCACGTTTCTGCACCGGGTCACGCATCCACCCAAAGTCGCCCAACTCCAACAGCAACGCCTCAGGGGTGCACTCGACACTCACCAAACGTGAACGGCGCGAACTAACCCGTGCAAGGATCGTGTTTGCTGCAGCCTGAGCCGCAGCCACCGTTTCGTAAATGGGGGCAGAGTGCTTGTAGGTTCTCCCGCCGGCACGCCCCACAGATAGCGGGTTGCCGTCGTTGCTGATGCTTGCGTAAGCGACCACGTTCTTATTCGATGAGCTCGTAACCTGAACTTGGTTGTAGAACTCATCTGTAAGTTCCGACGACCACGAGATGGTGCCGTTGATGTCGAACACGGGAACTGTTGCTGTCAGCCACGCATCACGGGGGCGCGCAGTGAGGACACCTTCACGGGTTAGGTGAGGTGCACCACCAAGCAAAGCAAGCAGTGTTGTGATTGCCCCCAAACGTGAGTCGTACGTTGTTGCTGCAGGTACGGTCGCATCGCCCATCGTCTGCTGAACGGCTACAGGTGACAGTCGGCGAACTTCATCCCACACAGAGTTACCCGCAACAGGTGCATCAACGGACAAGAAGTCGTCATCACGGATCTGCTTGAAACGGTCAGAGAACCCCACCTCAACCGACCACCCAAGGACCGTGTTCGAGCGGTACCGTTCCGACTCATCACCAGCAGAAGTAATCCGGTACACCCCCAACGGAATGTTCCATGAGGAAGTACGAACGCGAACTGTGCGGAACAGGGCCAACTCTTGACCGTATGGGGCCAAGGGGTCAGTTTTGGATTTTGGTACTAACGAATTGCCAACACCAATGGCGGTAATGCTGCCTGATGCCTGAACTTCGCCCTCGGCCCGAAACGTAATCGAGCCCGAATCTTTCACCGTCACAGCAACCGACGCACCCTGATAACGAGCAACACCGGCAACACCACCGACCTGTGCCGATGACCGCAAAACAGTTTTCACTACCTCCGGGAAATCGAGCATTTAGACCTCCGGTGGTGGTGACTGTTTCGCCTGCAAATAGGTTGTGTAAACGGCTTTAGCAGCCGCATAGGTAGCGAACGCAGCCTTGAACCGGGCATACGTGACCACAGCTTCGATGATGTCGAGCAGCAGTGGGGAAACTTCCTGTGCGGACAGCTCCCAACGAATCCACGAACCACCCGTATCAACATCAACAGGTGTTTGCACTGCACCCGCCGTGACCCCATAGAAGAGAGGTGGCAGGCGAACAATGTTCGGCATTGTGCGAATCAGGAACGGTGCCTCAGCAAGAACATCCTCCAGCATGTCCGCCTGCGCAATGGTGCGAGTTGACACGTTGATCGGAACATCCGACCGCAACCCCAACTCACCCATCAACGCAACCGTCCGCCCGCCCGCGTTATACACAGACACTGCACGACGGCGCCCAACATCAGACGCAAACGACGGGGGCGCATCGACCTTCACGAAACGTTTAGGGGCCAACGGATCCTGAATGACAATGAACTGCGGGTCAGAATCAACCTGCGTCACAGCATCACCAGACAACCCCAGCGACGTACCGGCAGCATCAAAATACTCTGCACGGTACGTCACCGGAACACCCAGCGGCACCTGAAAGTCGGTGACAAAGAAACCACCAGAAACAGGTGCCCGGTTTGCGTTACGCACCGCCGACTGAACATCCGCAATCGAATAGACACTAATAAACGCAGCACCAACAGGTGGACTCGTGACGGTAATGTCAACACGCTCCGGTAGTGACGCATCCCCAGCAAGAGGGACGAGTGAGATCGTAGCCATTTAGAACCCCCTCGAGCCTTGATTGCGAACGCCATCCTGCTTGCGATCGTTTTGCAGAATCTGAACATCGACATACTTCAACAGATCGACACCACCCTTCTGGGACAAAACAACCTCAACCGACGTGCCAGCACCTGACGAATAACCACCACCAGAACCACCACGCGGCGCATACTGAACAACGCCACCATCAGCGAACCCATGCGCACCAAGACGTTTCCCGGTCTCAGCCCAAATATCGAGCGACCGGGCACGCTTCGATGCAGCCAACGGAATGTACGACTCACCACCCGTTTCCGGTTCAGCCCACACACGCCACGAACCTGCCGGCGCTATCTGCGCAACATGGTTCTCGCGCACGCCACCGTTCGCATAAAAGTCCATCACTGAACCGTTTGCGTTATAGGCGGCACCAACAGACCCACGAGAAGCGCCAGTCTGCTTGACAACCTGATTGATAACCACGTCACGCTGTCCCGGAATGTTATTGAGAGCGGCAACGAAAGCACTAATGTCCAGCTTTGCCTTGTCTGCATTCAGATTCATCAGCGTTGTTATGTTGTCGGGGATCAACCCAAGTTCATCCGCATACGCCTCTGCAGCGTCTCCCGTGATGCCGAACTGGGCAAGGTTTTTGATCAGTTCCTCACGGCCCGCTTTCATCGCGGCCGCAGCTTCGCCCTCTGAGCCAGTACGCTCGTATGTTGCAGCCGCCAACTCGAGGGTCGACTTCGCAATATCATCGAGAGCTGACTCGTTCGCACGCCCCGCATCAGTGTCAGCCTCAAGGCTCAGACCGTTGTCCTTTACAGATTCCGTCAGCGAGTCATATGCTGCCTCAAGGTTCCGGTTGGCTTCACGAACATCCAGTGTTGCTGAACCAAACCCGCGAATCGTGTCCGCGAGGTCTTCAACAGCACCAGCGGTCGAATCGGCTTTTCCCTCAAGTGCATCGAGAGCGGAGGTGTGTTCCTCCGCAGCACGACTCGCCTCACCATCGACTGAGGATTTCTGCTTCGTGACACGAGCAGCCTCATCGATCGCTTCAGTGGAGCCAAGTACAGCATCCATGATTGCGTTCGACGCATCCGTATATTCCCCGGCCTTACCCCCGGCTTCCTCCCAAGCCTTTGTCGATTCCTCCACGCTCCCGGCAGCAAGCGGCAACTGTGCTTCGAGCTCAGCCATTGCTTCGGCGTTACCCAATGCTGCTTCAGTGACCAGATCAATACTGATCCCAAGCTTCTTCGCGGAATCGTAGACAGAATCTTGCTCGAATAGGCCAAAGGTTGAGTTCTTTACCGAAAGGTTCGACTTCACCAGTTCACGGGTTGAGTCCTGGACTGCTCCCGTTTGCTGATCCAAAGTATCCGAGAATGCTTGCGTTTTAGCTTTCGCATCAGCCTGAGCGCCAGCAAAGATTGCTAGAGCAACCGCGCCGGCAGCAAACGCAATACCGATCGGCCCAGCAGCCGCAGTAAGAGCAGCCCCAGCCTTCTGAGCATTCGGGCCCATCGTCAGCAGGGCAGCATTGAACGCCGCCACCTTGGGTGCACCCACAAGGAACGCCCCACCAGCAAGAAGAGCCGCCGCAGCCAAAGCACCAACAGCCAGCGCCACAGCCTTCACGGGCTCCGGTGCAGCATTGTAGAGGTCAACAAGGTTCGTCAACGTCTGAGTCATAAACCGCAAAACTTCATTCGCAGCAGTGCCAGTCGTGATCAGTGCAGTATCGAACGCACCACCCAACTGCTCCACATCACCCTTGAGGTTGTCGAGACGGTCACGCGCAACCTGTGCCGCATAACCCGAATCCTCAACCGCAGCAGTCCACTCAGCAACACCCTCAGCACCATCCTGATAGAGGACTCGTGCCGCGGTGATCTGCTGGTTGCCGAACAGAACACCCAACGACATATCACGTTGCTCATCAGTCAGCCCCGTGTACGCCTTCGACAGTTCGCCGGCAGCATTCTCCATACCAAGGAAGCCACCCTCAGCGTCGTACAAGTTGATACCAAGCTTCTCCATCTCCTTGTTCGCCAACTTCGACGGCGACGTAAGAGAGGACAACATCCCACGCAGCGACGTACCAGCCTGCTCACCAATGATTCCCTGCTGAGCAAACAGCGCCAAAACACCAGTGGTTTCCTCAAGCGAAATACCCATCGACTTAGCGACCGGGCCAACGAACTTCAGGCCATTAGCAAGATCCTCAACCGAACCCAAAGCCTTACCGGCACCAGCAGCGAGAGTGTCAGCCACCCGCGCCGCCTGGTTGCCCTCGAGACCGAACTGTTGCAACGTGATAGCCGTAATCTCGGCAGCACGAGCAATCTCCAACTGTCCCGCAGACGCAAGGTCAAGCGAACCAGCCAACGCACCAGAAAGAATGTCAGCAGTGGAGAGGCCAGCCTTACCAAGTTCCTCGATCGCATTGGCCGCTTCAGTGGCAGTAAATACAGATGATGCACCAAAATCTAGTGCAGCCTCACGAAGCAACTTCTGATTCTCGGCAGTCTCCTGCATGACCGCGTTGACGTTCGACATTGCTTGGTCGAACTCGGCAGCTTTCACAATTGCAAGACCGATACCGGCCGCAATAACCGAACCCATAACGAAAGCGGTGCGGCCCAAAAGTTCCAGAGCCTGCTTCTTCTCGGCAAGCTTCGTAGCCTCTTCGCGAGCCTTCTTCGTAGCCTTGGAAGCGTCCGCCATGCCCGCGATATAGTTCGCAACTTTGGCCTCCAACGAGACCGTGACAACTCTTTCGCCAGCCATGTAAACCTCCGAGGTTATTGTTCAGTTATGCGATGCGTGCCCCTTTGGAGAGGTTGCATCCGAGGTGTGCCGATTGGCAGTTTGAGTAGGAATGAACGCCGCCGCGTGCTAGAGGTATCCGATGATCGATACTTCGACTCATGGGGTCCGGCGATCTTGCCGAGCGATCAATCGGCTGATCGCATAGCTGGCATATCCACCCGTCGCGTTCCAAGACGACCTCACGCTCAACGTTCTCCACGAATGCGGCGATCTTTCGCGCTCGGTAGCTTGCCGAAGAGTCAAATGATTTCGATTTGTTCGAGGCATACCATTTGCGAGTAGCCGCGTTGGCCTCTTCTCGCCCGCGCATTGCAAGGTTGTAGCGATTTATGGATGCTTCGCGCGCCTTAGTGCAAGCCTGCGAGCAGCAGTAGGTTGCTCGCGTCCGCGGAACGAACTGAGATGAACACTGGATGCAGTGGATCGTTGGGAGTGGGACCACCTCAGGCAGAGGCTTTGCACGCTTCTTCGATGCGACGCACGCCCGACAGTAAGCACTATTCGTCGTGTAATTCCCGACCCGAACGTCTTCAGAGCACGAGGGGCATATTTTGCGTCCGTCTCGAATCTCGCCCCTGATGCGGTAATTCGCGTCTCCGTAGCGACGGAATCGCGTGTAGTGCCTGGTGCACCAACCTCGCGCCACTATGCGATCGTCATCGCATCCATCGAGCGCGCATGTGCGATTAGCCATGATCGGGGCCTCGCTTTCAATGTGGAGTTATCGGTAGAATTGAGGTATGCGCAAAATTGCTCTCACCGCAGTCGCCCTGCTCGTACTGACCGGGTGCGCAACAACAGCGCCAGACGTTGTGCCGGAAGAACCCACAGCACCAATCGACACAGCCGACACGATGGCCTTCTGTGAAAAGTTTGTTGACAGCCTCAGCGACTACGCGAGCTTTCTTGGTGATATAAGCACCGCCGACATCAACGAATCGGTATACAAAATTCAGCTATCCCGCATGGAAGCAATGGAAGAAGTTGCCCCCGCGGATGCTCAAGGGATGCTCGAGCAGTACGCAGACCCCATCTACCAAATCAAAGAGGTAGTGGAGGCTGGCGGGGGCGAACTCACCATCAACACGAACGCTTACAAGACGGCGAACGTGGAACTCATTGCTTACTGTGCAGATGCCGGCTATTCGGGCAGCTGATCCACTAGCTTCTTGACCGGGAAGATGAGCCCGTTGAGATTGGCATTTTCGCCAGCCTCTTTCTTCCACTCATCAATACGGTCAAGCCTTGTCTTCTCAGCCCAGTCCGTCACGGGATTCTCGGCAACATACCTGTAGCCGCCGTCGTACTCATTGGGGTTAGCGCGGCTGTCCGTAGCCTCAGACATCGGATGCCCGTGAGGGCCAAGGTCTGCCGTGTGACGCGCATAAGCAAGCATCAAAGCGACCTGCTCATCATCAAACTCCGACTCGCGATACTCCACAGTCTGGATGAGTCGCCCCGCATCATCACGAACAAACTCTGTGACAGTGCGAGGCTCCCAACCATCCAAACGCTTTGGAGCAACCCTGAGATGTGAAGCTAGAGCTAAACGTTCCCGGAGCGCGCTTTCGCTCCGAATGCTTTTCCCATTGCCGCCAACTGAATCTTCGGCATGTACTCGTTGAGTCCCCAGATCGTGTTACGGATACTGGTGACCTCATGGCCCGTTAGCGCCTCAAAAAGGTCTTCCCACTCGTTTACCCCGGCGATATTCTCGGACGGTTTCGCGGCAACGTACTTGAGCGGGAACTCTTCGCCATTCTCAATACGCACGGCATAGTGACGACCAGACTTATCAACGAAACGTGCAGCGTGAGCGGCCACCGCATCGAAGTTATAGCCGCAATCCTCATCGATCGGAACATAGGGACGCGGCGGGTGCTGCGAGGTGAGCGCAGACCAATCCGAACCCCGCAACTGGGTAAACCGCAAAGTGATAATCGAATCACCCGCGGACGCTTCGAGCTCATCCAATTCCTTCTGCGCATCATCGGCAGGAGACGAACCAGTCAGACGCGGGTCAGGGTTGGGCGCCTCGATAATCTCCTTGAGGCGTTTCCGCTCATTGGAAAGATCCTCAGCAAGCAATACCTGAACATCAGCAGTAGGACGCTTAGCAGCCTTCTTCGCCGCAAGCTTCTCTTCAAAAGTAGACATAACAAACCTTTCACCGTTTCACCGTGACGAAAGTTGAAACCTGCCGGGATGCACGGTGAGAACACCCCGGCAGGAGGTTTTAGCTAAACCGCGAGAACGCCCTTAGTGACACTGCCCACAGCGGTCTCCTGCTTAATGCGGAACTTGCCCGTACCATCAGGAGTCGTACTGATCTGCGCACCCAAAGTCACCGAGTAAGTGATGACCTTCTGTGCAGCCGCAGCAAGAGTCGTCTGAGGAATATTGCGACGCTCCACAAGGAACCCCGTCTGCCCCTCAACGAGAACTACCGCACCAGAACCAGCAGTGGTCGAATCCACGTACTCGAGCGACAGCGTGCGGGTCGTCTTGCCCAGCGATTCGCGCGACTGCGGCGAAGTCAGGCGGTCATCGGCAAGCTTCTCCTGAGTACCATCAGGCGTCCAGCCACCGGGAACGAATGAGTAGGTGACGCGGTAAGCAGTAGCGGCACCAATCTCAGTCGCAGCCTTAGGGGCGGCGAGGTCAGAAATTGCCGGAACCCACCACACGGTGAGGTTGCCGGTTTGGTCAACAGCGGGCGGGCCGCCAAACAACTCTGGGGAGTCAGCCATAATGTTTCCTTTCGTCTCCCCGAGTTTCGGGGTGTTCAGTTGACCCTCAGAGGGACTGAGGGAGTAAATGGGCAACAAAAAAGACCAGCCACAATGACTGGTCTTGCGTGTTGCAAATAGTTAGACGCGGGAGCTTTTGAGGCTCAACTCAACGTCGGTATAAAAAAGTGGTGGGCTCACATTGTCGTCAGTCTGCACAGGGTCAGAACCCTCGAAACCAAGCGGGCCACAAGCACGCCCAGCAACCACAGGAACGCCCCCTACAGCCATGAACACACGACCAGCGAGGGTTCGTGCACCATCCGCAGTAACAGACACACAGCGCGCCGTATAGCCATAGTCAGCATCCGACGCAGCAACCTGTGGAGCGGTCAAACGGTCATCATCCAACGAGTCAGGGCCACCACCAAACAGGACAACATACGTCGCACGCACAAGCTCACCAGTGGCACTCGTCAACACCGAATCGACAACCTGAACAGCAGCCGGAACCTCAGCCACAATCAGGGTTCGCACGGCCGCAAAATGTTCCTGAATCATCACAACCCCAAACGTTTCAGTGTCTGATCGATAGCCTTCTGGACACCCTTCTCGAGATCCTTGATTGCAAACTTCTCAGCCTTAGGACGCGCACGAGAAGGAGTGACGGATATGCCACCAGATGACTGCGGATCATCGAAAATACCGAACGATGGAGTTAGGCCACCCGGGCCAGTCTTGCCACCGTAGCGGGCCAAGTTCGGGCCAATCTCGACAGCATAAACACCCTGCCCGAAACCGCCGTACTCCTTCAGCGTGTAGTCGATCGTCGGCGCATATTGGGCACCCATCGGCCCCTTCTTGGCATCGGCAGCCCACGACTTCTTTGTGTTCATCGCCGCTTGCTGGACAATCTGTGAAGCCTGCAAGTTGTCGATGTTCGCAGCCTCAGTGAGATCGAGGCTCAACTTGTCGAGCTGGGAAAAATCGTCACTCACGATAGGAACTCCAAAATGAAACGTGCCGCGGTCGCCTGGGAGCCATTGGCTAGACCAGCGATGCGATACCTTCGCCCGACCATTGCGGGGTTACCCGTGTCTGGATCAGCCGCCGTGTAAACCATCTCGGCATCAGTGCGAATCGACCCACCAGCAGAAACGGGAACACTCAGCACCAGCGATTGATCAGCGAACGTCTGTGTGCCAGCTTCACGCTCAGCAACTGCATTGGAATCAGAAGAAACCCGACATTTGCCGCTGTACTGTTCGTTGACCAATGTCTTGATCGTCTCGAATGTCACCGGGTCAACGGCTTCCTCGAACGTGCCAACGTCGCACGAGTCCAACATGCGCCACTCCGCGAGGTCGCGGCCACGCTTAATCATTCTTGAGAGGCGCATGTCAGAACTCCTAATACCAAGGGAACAAAACGTCAGGCGTGCCAGTCGGAACCCAACCAGCACTAGGCGCAGCAGACTCAACACGAGTCGTACCAACAGAGCCCAAACCGCGAAAACCAGACGTGCGAAACAGAACAAGCATCCGCTTCTCGGAAGCCGTCAAATAGGCGCCAGACTCATCAACTTTCCACGCCTCTGAATAGTCATCCAGGCCACCCCGCGTTTGCGCGTTACGGTTATCAAAAACCCGCGACGCACAATACAAAGTGACCATGACCGCATCTTCTGGGACGGTGGCTACTAAGTCGCCGGCATCGTCCAACCACGTCTGCCCTGATTCTTTACGAACCAGAGCAGACGCGATACGCAGACAAAGCTCAGCGCGCTTCTCTTCAGGACTGTCAGCCGTTATCGGCTCACCCATCCAGTCAGAGAGCTCAGTAACCCCGGCCAGTGTTGCCGGGGCTGCCATTGCTAAGCCGCGACGGTAACGGAAACGGCGCGGTTGGCGTCGAGCGTTGCCGCACCGAAGAACGTGTCCACAACGGACTGATCTTCGAGCTGCAGGGGGTTGTAGTGCTGGATCCAACGCAGCGAGAAACCATCCTGTGCAACGGTGGCCGACTTGGCGGCACCCTCAGGCTGGCGCGAAGGGCGCGTGACGTGAGCAAACGCATCACGGTGGTACGCAACACCGAAGTCCGACGCAAGAGCCGGGTCAGCAATGATGTTGAAGCCGAACAGGCGACCGATGGTGGCGTTACGGAGAACCTCCGATGTGCCAGCCTCGTTGACCTTCTGAAGCTGAGGAAGGCTAAGAAGCGCGGCCTCGATGTCAGAACCAACAGCGAACGTGCGACCCTCGGTGGAGATGTGACGGTCGTTCAGAACCTGACGTGCCTTGATCAGCACCTGCAGAATGTTCGAGCCGTTCGCAAGCATTGCCGGGATAGCGGCATCCGTAGCAATGGCCGACATCTCCGCAACGAGCGGAGCAGCAAGGCCATCAACAACAGACTCGGCCTGCGGGCGGAGAACCTGACGAGTCAGATCCTTCAGCGTGAACGTCGCAAAGTCGTCAGGAAGACGAACAGCGTTGTAAATCTGGTCCTCGAGGGTTACGGGGAACCAAGTCTCCGTCAGGTCGTTGAACCCGATCGCAGCACGCGCGGTACGGTTCGCCTTGGTGTAAATCTTGGCGGTACCAGCACTGATGGGGTTGAGAACGTTGACCGTCTGGCCTGCACCAGCAACGAACTCGGTCGAGAAGTCCTGACGCACGGTGCGCGGCAGGTTCGAGAGCCAACGGAGCGACGCAAGAGTCGCCTTCGCTGCCTGCTCAGGGGTGTAAAGAGTGTTCGCCACGATGGGCCTCCTTGGTTAAATACGAAAAGCACCACCGAATGGCAGTGCTCTAGTTCTTGAAGACGTCAGCCGCGAACTTGTCGAGGTCATCCAAGTCTTCATTGTGTTGCTGTGTTGGATCGCCGCCGCCGCGCAGTTTCTCGCGAGGCTGCTGGGTGGGTGGCTTTTTGCCTCCACCGAATAGCTCCATGAGTTCCTGTGCGTCCTGAAGCATTTCTTCTTCAGTGCCGCCGGATAGGCGCTTCACGAGAGCTTCGGGGAGTCCGTGTTGCATCCCGATTCGCAAGCGCATGTTTTCGGCCTCCAGGGCCGTTACGCGCTCTTGCCCACCGTTAGCAGCTTCCGCAACGCGGGCATCTGCTGCAGCGATCTTCTCTTTGGCCTTCACGACCTCGGCATTGAGCTTTCGAATCTTGGTGATTGCCCGGTCCTTGTCCCACGCCTCACGGTGCGGGATCTTTTCTAGGCCATCTTCAGACTCTTCGGTCTCTTCAGTTTCTGAGTTTTCGTTCTCAGATTCCGTGCTCTCTTCAGCCTCCGGGGCTTCTTGATTTTGGTTACTCAATTTGTCCTCCAGGGACGATCGCGACGCCAAAAAGGCATCTTCTAACCTGACCCGTTTGAGTCAGGAAACTTGTCTAAATCATTGTTTTGTTTCAAATATCGGTGTATTGTTGCAACATGACCACTACATCGAAGCAAGACCTAACGCACAGCGCGATGGTTGGGCGCAACATGCGAATGCACATGGCAGCCAATCGGGCCACCCTCCGCGGGTTGGCCGAATCAACGGGAATGTCCGCAGCCACACTCAGTCGCATATCCCAAGGCACCAGCTCCGTGAGCATCGACCAGATAGTGTCCATCGCGAAAGCTTTGGACTTGCCAGCATCTTCACTGACAGAAGGGGTCATCTAATGGCTGAGTCAAAAAAGCAGGCGCGAGGGCGCAGGAGCATAGACAACCGAGCAAGGACTGCCATCAATGCCCTACTCGATGTCGAAAAGCTGCTCTCCGAAGGCGAAACTGTCGAGGCGCAAAAACGAATCGACAAGTGGCGCGAGGTAAGCGGGTTCAACAAGCCCACCGAAACCGCTGAATCGCTGCTACTGGACAAGATTTTCAAGGGCCGCTAGCCCCTTGACGCGCTTGCGGGATTGCCCTACGCTAGAAGAACATGGTCGCGGTTGCCTCGGATTCCGCTATACAGGGCCTCATTCGTGAGGAAGTAGCGTAGTAGCTCCCGGTGAAGAAGCCCCAGCCTTTTGGCCGGGGCTTCCTGCATTCTCCAGAATAAATAGCTAGGCAGGTGTAGACATTTCAGCCACCTGCGCGTATGCTTATCTCAACGCGTCGCAGCGTCACATACTGCGTCCAGGTTCTGCTTAGCGGCGGAATGTTGCCGAAAGGCTTCAAGTAGCTCACCTTCGGGTGGGCTATTTCAAGTTAAGGAGCAGCGCCTATTTGTTGCGCGACAGTGGAGAGTCACGGAATACGCCGTTATTGCGCATCCGATGAAGAACCGTTTCCTCAACACGAGGCAAACCAGCATCCTCAGCCTCTTGCGCCGCCTTCTCGTACTCTTCGATATAGCGCTGCTCAGACTCAGACGGTTGCCACTCGCCATAAATAATCTCGGCAGTGCAACCGCAATAGCCGTGATAGCGAAGACCGGAACCGCCCTCACGCAAAGGACGCAGCACGTCACCCTGCACCGAACGGCTACCATAGACCGGCCCACGAGAGGCCAGCATTGCGCAGAACGTACACGGATCACCATCAGTCACCCGACGCCAACCAACCGCATTCCTATCCGCACTAGTCGTCTCGTGAATCATCATCCGACCGCCCGAAAGCACTTGCCGGCGCATCATCCCCGAATACTTCATCAACGCACCCGAATAAGCAGAACCCGAACGAGTGCCCGACTTGATAAGCGTCTTCACCCTCACCGGGCCAGCAACAAGCAGAGTGTTCCGCATCACCGCAGTCTCAAACTCAGGCTCAACAATCGACCCCGCAGCAGAACCCAACTCGGCAGCACGATACTCAGGAACATACGCCGCAGCCAACGCCGCAGACTCCGCATAAAACTTGCGAGTAGCCGCCACGTTCGCGTTCAACCATGCAGGCGTGCTGCGGTCGAGGTCATCAATATCCAACCCCGACCACAACGCACGCCCAACAATCTCTGCACGAGCAGCAATAGCTATCTGTGCTTTACGGTGCGCCTCAGTGAGCTCCTTGCCCCTAGCCGTTAGAGCCATTGGACTGAGTTGTCAGAGCCGAAGCTAGCTGCGCCTCAGCGGAAGGATTCGCCTGCTTATACTCAAGCCACGACTTCGCAATATCAGGAGTCACGCCCGGCACACGATCCCACAACTTCTCAGGTGGAATACCAAGCATCGTCGCCATCTTGCCAAGAGCATCAGCAGCCTGAGCCATAGACCGTGAACCGAGATCAGCCCAGTCCATCGTCAGCGTGAAGTCATTAGCGTCATCATCGCGACCCTCAATATACGAAGCAAGACGCAGGGTTTGGATGTGTGAATCACCAAAGCCAACCTTGCGTTCACCCGCCTTCAAATCAAGCATCGAACGGGCCTCCATGATCGCGTCCGCAGAAAGGTTGATCATCTTTCCCGTCAACGCATGAGCGGGAGTCTGAGACACAGCCGCGAGCGTTTCAACATCAGTCTCGCCAGCCTTAATAAGCCCCTCAGGGCTCGTCTCATCAAGCGTGCCGAACTGCACACCATCGCCACCAGTGAGAATGTCGCTATGACGCAGCAGCAGCTTCTGGGCAGCGCCCTCAGCCTCGCTCGAAGGCTCTTCTAGCCCCGTTGCGGTGCGAATCTTCCACGAACTGTGGTGCTGAATCAGAAGACGATCGAACGTAGTCTTATTGATGCGCTGAGCAACCGGAATAAACGGCTCAATCTCACCAGGCGTGCGACCCTCAAGGTCAATCTGGTTTGAATAACGGATCGCCGGACACACACCAGCATTGTGGAGCTTGTAGTCAATGAACTTCAGCTTCCCATCCTCGAGACCGAGAGTGTAAACAGCTTCCTCATCCACAACAATGCGATGACTGCCACGAACCCGCAGGTAGTACATCGGGTACTCATCCTCAACAGGATCCGCATACACCGCGTACATGTCCCGCGGAGAATACCCACGAATCACAGCGCCAGAGTCACCCGGCATTACCGTTGTGTACGCATACCCATAGGCAAGCGCGGAGCGGTGGATAGCACGCTGACGCGAAGGCATCCGGTTGCGCAACCAAGGCAACCACACCGCATCAACATTCGCAGACTGCGACGAACGCACGAGCTCACCAACAAGCTGCTGAGCAACAGTCGTCACAACAAGATTCAGCCAAGGAGTCTCAGCCAGATCACGAAGATACTTCTCTTCTTTGCTGGCGTGGTCAGGAACGCGCACCTTTTCGGGCGACCACCGATACCACTGGTCGATCTCGTCAAGCTTCTGACGCTCTGCCTGCCACCCAGGAATCAGAATGTCATTGGCTAGCGCGAGAACCGCAGATTGATTCATTACCATACTCGGCCACCCCTCTTCTTCCCGTTGTTCAAAATTTGGCGCCGCACCATGCGAGCACCGACCATGCAAATAGCAAGGTCAACCTTTTTCTTAGACTCACGACTGTCCTTAGCGATAGAAACGAACCCCTGCACCGGATAGCGGCGAGCATTCAAAACATGACGACGCAAACGAGCATCCGCATCATGCGTAAACGCCCCCGACTTGATTTCCTCCAACGTGAAACCAACAGCCGACGCAAACGTCCGCGCATTATCACGAGCCGACATATCGAACATCACCGAATGACCCTTGCCGCCCTTAGTGCCAGAAGCCCAAACCAGCAACTTGTGCCGATACTTCAAATGCCACTTATCGAACAACGGATCCCAATAACGATCCATAGTCTCGTCATCCAAAACATGCGAAGGATCACCAAAGAAACCGACAACACGGAACCGCTCAAACGCAGCATCAACCGTTGCGTCAACATCCTCGCGGGGAGCCAACCAACCATCACCGCGCTTACCGGGAGGACGCTGCCACATGCCCAAAGTGAACACATGCCCATCGGACATACGCACACCCATCAAGCCAGTAGCATCATCCGACTTCGAGCAGTCAAGGAACATGACAACTTCTTCGCCATCCTCCATGACAACCTCAGGAGCCTGCAACGGATCCCACTCAGAAGGCTCAGTCCACGCATCCTCAGCAGCCGTAATCTGGTTGTACCACTTACGACGCGACTCGGACGGCGAGTTCACCGGGTTAGCAATCGACTTCTTGATACGCCCCTCAGCATCCAACCAAACCGCGTCACCACGGACAGCCTTCACAACAGACGGAGCAGCATCCAAAGTCAACGGCGCGTTCGGTGGGGCCTCCAAAGAGTCATACATCACACCGTAAGAACTGAACGAAGCATCATCGCCCACAGTGGACTCATACGCCTCACGCTCACGCTGGCCCACGGAATCCTCACCAGGCCGATACGCATTGCAGATATCCAACATCCGCGCCGGCGACTCAATCTCCGACTTAGCCGCGTTGCCCTCAATCGCACCAGCCATATCATGACCGCCGTTAGAAGAGTTCCAGTTCTGCGTCTCGTTACGAATGATCTGCGTAGGGCGACCACCCTCGATCGACATCACCGACGACGTAACAGCCTCAATCTGGCGAGTATCACCCATGCCCCACACGTTGCGCTTACCAATCTGAATGCCGTAACGCTTACGTGCTTCAGCAGAAATAAGCGAAGGAAACAACTTCATCGTGTTCTGCGTCTGAATCAACGACACAGCCACAATCTGCACCCAAGCATTCGGCTGCTCCCGACCAACAGGACGATCGTCATCCCAATGATCAAAAGTGACATCAGCAAACATCGCCGCCATCGACAAACACGCAGCCATCGGGTCTTTACCCCACCCCTTAAGGCGCTGCAAAACCGCCGAATGGAAAGTAAACGAACCATTGTCGTCAACCGAGAAATACCAAAGAATGAAACGAGTCTGCTCAGGCGTAAACGCCCACGGCTTACCGTTCTTGTCCTTCAGCCACATTCCGCACCAAGC